GAGAAACGCAGTCGTCCCACAGTGCGCAGAATGGGTTGGACAACAAATTGTAAAATCAGGAGTATTAAAATGTTTGCAAAGCAACTGAAAAAAATATTGAAGGACGTTAACAAAACACAGTTGGCAAAAGACCTTGGATGTCACCGTGACACTTTAGCCAAGTGGCTATCCGGTGACCGTGTACCAACCGTGATACTGCTGTTGGAGCTCTGTCAATACCTGTACCCAGAGGAGTGGGAGCAGGCATACCTACAATTATCAGTGTTGATACAGGCGGACAAATGAGTTACACTACCGGTACATGCTCCTTGCATGGTAGGTTTGGGCAGGGGTGGTTCCCTGCCCTTTTATTTTAGTGGTGGTGGTGATGAAGGGATTTGCTTCATGGCTAAACAAAGCAATGCACCGCAATGCGGTCAGCACAACCTACATGGCTGATCGTGCTGGACTACATGTCAACACCATCAACAAGTACCTATCTGGAGCGTATGAGCCACGCATGAGCAACCTGATTGTACTGGTGACTGTCATTGCCAACAGAGAAGAGCGCAGTCCTACACAACTCATGTTTGAGGCTATCACAAGCATGGAAGAGATGAAAATGGTCGAAGCCAGGTGGCGCAAAAAAATCAAAAGGAGTTCAGACGCTGGCCAGCCCTGAACTCCAGTAGTGATTTGGTGTTGTAGAAGTTTAACGTTCTTCAGTATCTGCGTCAACCAATTCTTTTAATACTTTGTACAACAGATTGATTAAGTCAGCTGCCAACTCTTGGCGTTCGTCTTTGGTCAATCCACCACGTGAGTGTTGTACAAGTTTTTTGATAAACAGAACGAGTTCTGGTGTGAGTGCAAGTAGATCAGAGTTCATGATTTTTTCCTTCGTAATGGGGTTACTCTTTTACCACGACCAACTCTACTCTTTTGTGAAACTTTGGAGCGGTATTGAGACTTGGACATCTCGCTACGGGTGCGTGGTGTTTTAGAACTAACACGTTTGGACGGTCTGCAATAGGGTGTACCTTTTCTTTTTGTACCACACGCTTTGCCAGACTGGTCCTTCCACTTCTCTTTGTCCCATCGCTTGAGAGCGGCTCCTTTCTTACTCTTCCGTACCTGACCCTTCTTCTTGCGACACTTGGCTATTGCCTGTGATGCACGGGCTGATGGAAACACTTTGTACCGGCTTTTCACCGAATGATAGCAGGCATCCTTTTTACTCATCTTCTACTCTTCTTTCCAACGCACTTCCATTTCTTTCGAGACAGATTGTTTGGAGTGTTAGGATTATTGCGTTTCTTGGCTGACAGACGCTTTTTGATACCGTAGGAACGTGCGCAGTAACTGTCTCCTTTCTTGGAGCCAGGTTGTATACGATCCTTTCCAGATTTACTTTTGCCTGCCTGTCCATACGACACGCGCTTTGTGCGACCAGTCTTTTTATTCTTGACCACTTTGACAAATCGTTTTCCACGCGCAGGTGTCCGTTTTTTAGTTGCCATTGTTTACCCGTATCAATGATGCTTTTATCTCACTAATCATTGTACTCAATGTAGTTAGGCTTTGCTCTACTAATGACATGCGTTTGTCCAGGTCAGTCATTTCCTGTACAATCGTTTCTCTTATTGCCTGTTCTTTATCTTGCATGTCCTGTATGACTGAATCATATCGTGCTCGAAGCTCGGCTTCCTTTTGTTCTGCTTTGACTTCTCGCTCGTCTGCTCTACGTTGTAGGTCTTTGTTTTGAGTGTACAGAAAGATGGCGAAGGCGACGTTTGCACCACCACTCATTAACAGTTGAACAACCTCTCCTTCCATAAGACCTCCAATGGGAAAAAGGAGTGCCCCGAAGGACACTCCCCAACAACTAATCATTCAATCAAGAAACCTGAAAATACATGACAGTAATTTGGTCGCCTGAATTGGGGGCTGCACCAAAAGTCACGCGTAATTTTCCGCCACTACCACCAGTAGCAGACAATGTGTACTGGTCTTGTCCAGAAGGTGAGGACTCAACAAGGCCCATTGCCAAACCGTTTCGGAATACGATGGCACCACCCAACATGGTAGCATCAGCAGCAGCTGCAGCATCAAATGTGGTAGCAGTTCCATCGCCAGCAGACAATGTTTCGTAAGATGCCATGAAGTTCAACTTGGCAGCAGTCACATTGGCATTGGCAATCTTTGCTGTGGTTACAGCATTTGATGCAAGTCGATCAGCATCTACAGCAGCGTCGGCAATCTTTGCTGATGTAACAGCATCGTCTGCAATCTTGGCAGTCTCAACAGCGTTTGAAGCAATCTTTGCCGCAGATACAGCATCTGATGCCAACTCTGTAGCACTTACACCACCAGCAGCAATACTAAGACCACCAGCACCGAGAGCCAAACTACCACCGTCAAGAGATACAATCAAAGAACCACTAGAGTTTTCAAGACCGTTACCCAGGCTAAGTTTATCGGCACCAATACTCCCAGCGAGTTTGGCATTTGTAACGGCTGAATCTGCAATCTTTGCTGTGATGACAGCATTTGCTGCAATCTTGCCACTTGTTACTGCCAAGTCAACAATACTGCCCGTGACTACAGCTGCATCAGCCAACTTTGCTGCACTTACAGCATCGTCAGCCAGCATCAATGTAGAGATACCACCTGTGCCGACTTTCAAACCGTTTGAACTGGTGCTCAAACTAGAACCGTCCAAGTTGATCGAAGCAGATACAGCAGCAGAACCATTGTAGCTGGCACTAAGGCTCAAGCCACCAGTTGCAGAAGCAGTCAATGCATTCAGACTTGAACCAAGAGCAACACCACTAATGGTAGAGTTGGACAATTTTGAGTTCGAAATGGACCCGGCCAACATGCTGTCGGTGATACCACCACTTTTAACCCGCAACGCATCCGATGAAATCTCGATAGAAGAATCATCAACCTCGACATCGAGTTGATTACCAGTCTTGCTCAATGCAGCACCGGCTTGAGTATCCGACTGTCTTGAAAAGATGCTGAATGTCAAATCATTAGTTCCAACTACGGCAGAACCTTTATTGCTTACACAAACAAAACCTAAGTCGGCATTAACAGTACCTTGCTCAATAAACATTTGATTACCAGCAGCATCACTACCAGCAGCCATGTCCGATGAACGTGACCATGAACCAGCAGCACAAATGTAAATACCATTTTCAGAAGCTGTTGATTGGTCTTTAACGAGAACTCGATCATTAGCAGATACTGATACGCCATCAATCGTTTGTGTTCCACTCAATGTAATGTTTGCTGTCGTAGCAACCTTACAAGACTGTTTTGGATCAAGACCGGCAGCAACTGAATTTACGTACTCACGTGTTGCTACTGCTTGATCGTTGGTGTCAGAACCAGTGTAACGAATCTGACCTGAGAATGAATAGTTAGCCGACCCATCCAGTTTGGTTGAATCGATTGCATTGTTTTTGATTTGCTCTTTGGAGACTTGAACTGCCATGATTGGCTCCTATTTGAGTATATATATGACGACCAGTGAATCATCACTAGCCGGTATAAATGTAGTTGTGAAATTGGTAACAGACAACTCTCCAATGTCCGTAAACAGTTGGAGGAGTCCATTCCAATATACCTGCAACGAACCGGATTTGTAGTCACTGCTTACTGTGAAACTTTGGGTGGAGCCGTCCGTCTGTGCCGAGATGTCTTCATACTCTAAATTGACCTCACCACCACCAGCCGTTTCAAATGGACTGGCAACTGGCATTATTCACTCCAAACAATCTGCGAATAGTCAATCGTAATGTTTCCTGAACCATTGATTTTAAAGAACAGGTATACATCTGGATTGTCAAAATAAGACTCCACTGGAAGTCTAAACTCAAATACTGCACTACCTACTGTCGTGGTCGTTACACCAAGTGCAATCGTACCTGCTGTGTCTGGAAACCATACATGATCACCAGCAGCATCCCAGGTTCCTTTGACGGTCAAACTGGTATTGCTACCACCCAAACCAGTACAGCGCACAATAATAGATTCTGGACGTCCGAGAAACTTACCGGATGTGCCAATCTGTTCTGGAACTGCAAGTGTGTGTTTGTGAAACTTTGTTGCATCAAAATTTTGAGCTACGTTTGTTACGTCTGTGTTGTTGATACTTGGATGGTCTATGTGTCTAATGTTCATCGTTCCTCCGATGGTTGGATTAAGTTTGTGTCTCTAAGTATAGCACCAAAGGTTGCTTCTGTTTCTCCACGTTCTATCTTGCGCATTTCAGATAATTTACGTTGTAAGTTGATAGCCTGTTGTACATCTGGGTCTGTGGCTGTTGAGATAGAGTACAAGCCAAATATGGCACCCATACGTTGGAAGCCATTTAGACGTTCGTAGTTAGTTCCTTCAGGTGCGATTAAGCGTACGGTATCCATAAGTTGAGCTGTCATACCTGTCATTTGCATCATTGTGTAAAACGATTCATGATACAGTTTCTTACGCTGCGAAGCATCCAGTGGGTATACGTATCCATCAATAGCACTCTTGTCCCCTTCCTTTGCCAGTTTGGGATACACACGTCCACCTGCAAACCTTTCCAATGTCATTGCTATTTCGTTTGGAGTTTCTGCCCCGTACACTGTTTTAAACAATTGCACGACTTCTGGTTTTACTTTACCAGGTTCATACTTACGTTCTAGTGGTAGTATCTCTTTGTAGATTGGCATCAATAGATTTATAAATGGTTCCAGTGCGTCAATATCTTTTGATTCAATCATACCAGTTGGTTTTAATAGCAACGTGCTCAATCCAATAAGTTGAGTCATGCTGTCAACAGCAGGTATAGCAGGTGCCATAGCAAATGCTATCTTGTTGTCGTATGCGTTAAGTTCAAACACAATACGATTCTGTGCAAACTCCGGATAGTACATCTGATAAGGCAACTGCTTGTTTTCATTGAAACTTCGTAGCAATGCATTGCTGGTTTTAATTGCACGTATCATCTTTGCATATCGTTTGAGCATAGATGGATTTGAAAATGCCCTCATGCCTTCCATAATGTTTTGATACGTAAACGAAGAAAACACTAGCACAGCACGAAATGCTTTATTGAGGTCCGGACTTATGTCGGAATAGTCAAATAAAGAACGCCTTGCTAGTGCAACTGCTTCCTCCAAACTGCGACCATCTTCCAACGCTTTAATCATAACAGCTGCACGAAATGTAAAGTCCTCATGTGTCTGCAATGCAACCGACTTGTTTGGTATGTCTTTGATAAACTCGTATGCAAAGTTTGACAGGTTGTCATTGTACATGTCATTTACTTGTTTCATAAATGGACTGTTGGGTTGAAACTCACTTTGTATAAACTGAAACTGGGACTTTACACCAGCACGTTGTAGTGCCGTAAATATGTCTGCATTGGTGTAGACCATACCATCTGGAGTTGTGACGGCTATTTTACCATACCCCTTACTGTTTACTCGTGAACCATCAAAAACAACGCCAGCACCTCGTTTTGCTAACGATGGTGTAAGCAACTCTCCTGTTGTTTGATATAGTAGTGTTGGTGCTGTAATAATGTTTCTAACGTGTGAAGAAGGTCTAAGTCCAAGCACTGATATGTACAGTGCATTGTTAAGCATGTTGGCTACTTTGTGAATACCATCTAATGCACCAGGTTCAGCTCGTAAAACCTCCAGTATAACTCGCTGCTGATTGGTTAGTGTTTTGGTCAGCAGTTCATTCTTAAGTTGCTTAAAGTTTGCCTCTCCCAATACTGCTGCCGCATAACCATCGTTGGCAAACAAAGCATCCAGACCATCTTTTACACCTGACCAATCATCACCGGTTAAGGCATATGAGTAGTTGTTGTTTCGCAACACTATCTCTGCATGATTTTCTACTACAGTTGCCAAGTCTGCCAGTTGTTGATTGTCCAACATGGCATCGTCAACCTTCTCTGCTAGCACATCAAAGTCTGGATTGTAATCAGTCACGTTTTGCTTCAAGTATGCTATCTTCTCTTCAATCGTTTTCATGTTCTGTAACTGCGCCCTTACAGATTCCATTTCGTCTTTGACGCCTACTTTTCTATCCATCACTTGTTGAAGCAAACGTTCTGTATCTGCAAACAGTTCTTTCTTGTATTCCTTCAACTGTTGATTCTTTCTATTTATCAATGCCTCATTTAAATTAGCACGCTCTTTTACAAACTTGTTTTTTTCGGCTGTAAACTTGGCACTTGCTTCTTTATTCAACTTACGTACAGCTGGACTAAGGTCCACACCATACTTCTTTTGGTCTTTAAACTCTTTGCGTATGACGTTTTTTTCAGCAGTGGCTTTAGCCTGTAAGTCTTTTATCTTTTGGTCGGCTTCATCTGTAATTGCTTTGCGTTGTTTAGATGCCTTCTCTTTTGGCAACTTAAGTTTGGTTACCTTCTTTCTAGCCTTCTCTGCATCGGCTTGCACTTTGCGTATGGCTGCATCACGTTCTTTTTCAATACGCACAAAGTCTGGATTCCTACGCTTTTCTTCAGGTATCTTTTTAATCTCCGCTTCAAGTTCGTCTTTAATGCGCTGCTTCTCACTTGCCAATATTGTGTCTCGTTGTCTATCAAACCTATCCAACATGTTCTTTTTGGATTCTTTTAGTTGATCACGCTTCGCCAATAACTTGGCCTTGTTGTTTTTGGCTTCTTCTTTAACCAAATTATTGTATACACTACCTTGACTTTTGTTAAACTCTTCTGCACCCCTTCGCATCTCACGTACAATCTCTTCATCAATCTTAAATACATTTATAGAAGTATCCAGGTTGTTTAATACTTCTTCCATATGTGCAGACTGAACCACTTCTTTGATTTGATTGTAGCGCACCATCTCGTCTACGTCTGTTGCGTACATTATGTTGGCAGCCGCTTTAACAGACTGTTCAAATGCAGCTTGGTTTACATCGGTGCCCTCAACTAAATTCTTAACTGCGAGCTCTGTAAAATCTTCTTGTAAAGTATCCGACAGTAGTCTTGCCATCTCTCTTTGTGATTCAGACACGTAGTATGCAGACAGATTTAACAAACCAAACCGCTCATTCATTTCTATTTCAGTAATTGGCGGTACTGTGTCTGCATTGTAATTGGCGTCCACAATGGGTTTGTTTATAATTC